GCCAAAGATCATGTTGTTTGCACTCACTGCTTAAAAAATAAAGAGGAGGGGTATACTTTTAAAGGGTCATCCTGGTTTGTTCTTAGGAAGCCTGTTACACCGCTTGTATGGACAGATGCTATTAAAGCGGGCGAGAAGTTGAATAGAAGGTGGGGGAAGAAGTCAAAAATGCGGCTTTCCTCATATGCTAATAATACTCTGACTATGGAGGAAATAAGACACCAGTTGAATTTATGGGAAGACGAAGATGGTTTTGTCCCGGATGTAATTATAACCGACTATATGGATCTGATTGTGCCGAATCATGACAGGAATGCTATCAATCAGGCGTGGGCCAGTATGCGTGGACTATCTCAGGAAAAGCATTGTTTGGTTATCTCTGCCAGTCAATCTGATGCAGAGAGCCAGTATCTCAAATGGCTGGGGTATAAAAACTTCTCTGAGGATAAGCGCAAGTTTTCCCATGTAACAGGTACTATAACATTAAACCAACTACCTGAAGAAAAGCTGCGAAGGGTTATGAGATTAGGTATGTTGGCAGTCAGGGAGGATGATAGTGATCAGAAGAATTACGTAACAATATTGCAGTCTTTAGCGCAAGGGAGGGCTATAGTAGATAGCTTTTAACAATTTATTTTTAAAAAATTGGAAATAAATCTTAATGAAACAGAAATAGTTGACTATAATAAGACAAATGAGGATGACTTTAAAGTTGTTCTGAATATCAATCAAACCGAAAATTCCTAAACAGGAGAAATACCATGGGAACCAAAAAAGGCAAGAAAACACCGAAACCAGAAGTGACACTGGAGCAGCTTATTGCTGTTGCCGAAGATTTTAACTCTTTCATGTTTGCTGATCCAACAGAAGGTATTGATTTGGAACTGGAATACGATGAATTGCTGGCTGAAGTAACAGAAACAGCCGAAGAGCTTGAAGCAACCGATACCATCCAGAAAGAAACCGCTGAAACTCTTAATGCCCTTGATATTGAAACTGTGGCCGGTATCGCAGATTTTGATGAGCCTGGCGAAGAGGAAGAAGAGAACGGCCAGGAAGAAGAAAATGTTGATGATGAAGACGCGGCCGCCAAAACTGCTGATATCGCCCTGATCAAAAAGACCAAAGATGTTGAGAAACTGAAGAACATCGCCAAAGCCTGGTCAATTCGGATCCCACCGCCGTTCTACAAAGACACTGCTAAACTCAAAGAATATTTGATTGGTAAACTTGATGGGTCTGCGCCTGCTGCGGAAAAGAAAGAAAAGAAAGAAAAAACTCCGAAGACACCAAAAGAGAAGAAGGGAAAAAGAGACGGAATCGGCGAATTTGTCAAAAATATTTTGATGAGTTCAAAAGAAGGATTTTTAACTGAAGATGAAAAAATACTTCAACAAGTCAAGGCTAACTTTCCTGATGGAAATACTAATGTTCAAAATATTATCTGGTATCGATATCAGATAAAAAATAAGGGATTGATTCCGACAAAGTAATCCCCTTCACTTCGTTCTGTTTATCTCACCAAAGGGCTCTTTATTTCTACTTTTAAATGAAGAGCCCTTTTTCATGAATTATATTTTTTAAATAATACATTATGAATTTTCCTTATAAATGGAATTTAAAAGATGGATATCCTGCTAAAGGAATCCCTAATCATAAAAGTAAGGTTTTTTCTTGTTTCTGTTGTGGTGGCGGTTCTTCTATGGGATATAAACTTGCTGGTTACCAAGTATTAGGAGGTATAGAGGTAGATCCAAAAATAGCCTCTGTCTATGTAAAAAATCACAATCCTAAATATATGTATCAGGAAGATATCCGTGATTTTTTAAACAGAAATGATACGCCAGAAGAGTTATTTGAACTAGATATATTAGACGGCTCTCCACCATGCACCCCTTTCTCTATGTCTGGGATACGAGAAAAAGGATGGGGAGTAGAAAGAAACTATGCCGAAGGAAGGATAAAACAAAAACTAGACGATCTTTTTGGCATCTTTATTCAATTAATAAAAAAGTTACAACCTAAAATTTCTGTAATTGAAAACGTATTAGGATTAAATAAAGGGAATGCAAAAAAATATATGTCATTGATTGGGAACGCCATTAATGATGCTGGATATGATTTTTTTTGGAAAGTGCTGGATTCATCGTTAATGGGCGTCCCACAAAAGAGAGAAAGAATATTTTTTATTTGTGCAAGGAAAGATTTAATCATTAAAAAATCAGGGCTTTTAAATAATAAGCCAATCATAAATTTAAAGTTTAATGAAAACATAATTCCATTTAAAAAAATATCAGATAATTCCGATGTTAAAGAAAACCCTTATAATAATCTTGGACCAAAATATTGGAGATTATGTAAACCCGGCTCTTCCTTTTCATCCGTTTCAAAAACAGGGGGCTGGTTTAACCAAACCAAAGTAAGTAATAATGGACCAGCCCCAACTTTAATTTCATCATGCGCCGACGGCGCATGGCACCCAACTATTTGTAGACCATTAAATAAAAAAGAATGGATTAATGCTTCAACCTTTCCACAAGATTATGATTTTGAAAATAAGTTACATTATATTATTGGGAATTCAGTTCCTCCGGTAATGATGGCTCAAATATCATATAGAATTTATCAGCAATGGTTATCAAAACTTTGAGGCTATAAATGAAATATAATGAATTTCTAAAAAACAAGAAGCTGGTGGATATTCCAACAGGATTCAAAGTTGATCCTAAAAACCTCAACAATAACTTGCTTGACTTTCAGCTCGATTGTACAGCCTGGGCATTGAGAAGAGGTAGAGCTGCACTGTTTGAAGATTGTGGACTTGGTAAGACCATCCAGCAATTGGAATGGGCCAATAAGGTCAACGAATATTCGAAAGAGCCTATTTTGATTTTAGCCCCACTATCTGTTGCAAAACAGACGAAGAGAGAAGGCGAAAAGTTCGGTATCAATGTAAATATCTGCCAATCAGGTGATGATGTTGTAAACGGAATAAACATATCAAATTATGAAAAGATTCATAAATTTGATGCCTCTGTGTTTTCAGGGATAGTGCTTGATGAATCTTCCTGCCTTAAAAATTATTCATCAAAATACAGAACATTATTAATTAATCTTTTCGTCAAAACACAATATAAATTATGCTGCACAGCCACACCAAGCCCAAATGATTTTATGGAGCTTGGTAATCACGCTGAGTTTTTAAACATTATGAGCAGAGGCGAAATGCTCTCTATGTTTTTTATCAACGATTCAGGAAATACCGGAACCTGGCGACTAAAAAAGCATGCTGTCAAAGAGTTCTGGAAGTGGGTATGTTCCTGGGCAGTTCTGATTCAAAAGCCGTCAGATCTTGGTTATAAAGATCATGGCTTTATTCTGCCACCAATTACTTTTCACGAACATACAGTCAAATCTAAAGAAAAGAGAAAAGGTCTTGGTTTATTTTCCTACGAAGCCAAAACACTTTCAGAAAGAAGGAAGGCTAAAAAAGATTCATTACCGGACAGAGTAAAGAAAGCGGCCGAAATAGTCAATTCTTCTGATGAACAATGGGGTATCTGGTGTAATCTGAATGTTGAGAGTCAAGCGCTTACTGATGCAATACCAACAGCCATCCAGGTTCAAGGCTCTGATTCTGATGAACATAAAGCAAATACTGCAGTAGGCTTCACGAATGGCAATCCGAGGGATATAATATCAAAAGGATCTATTTACGGCTTTGGTATGAACTGGCAACATTGCCATAACGTTCTGTTTGTCGGTTTATCAGATAGCTACGAAGAATATTATCAGATAATCAGAAGATTTTGGAGGTTCGGCCAAAAACATCCGGTACATGTTCATATTGTTTCATCTGAAGCCGAAGGGGCAATTGTCAAAAATATTAAAAATAAAGAAAAGAAATCACAGGAGATGATTCAAGGAATGATTTCCTCCATGAGTCCAATTTCTTCAAAGCTGATTCGTGGAGCGGAGAAAGATGAGGCACAATATAATCCTGAAACTGAAATGAGGATACCAAAATGGTTAAAGTAATCAAACAGGCAGTAAATGAAAAATTTGCTCTGTATAATGGGGATTGTATAGAAGTAATAAAAGGTATTCCATCGGAATCGATTGGTTATTCTATTTTCAGCCCGCCTTTTTCTTCTCTGTTTACTTATTCAAATAGTGAAAGGGATATGGGAAACAGTAAAGACCTTGAAGGATTTCAGCAGCACTTCCAGTATTTGGTTAAAGAATTGTATAGGGTATTATTGCCTGGCCGATCTGTTTCATTTCATTGCATGAATTTGATTAAATCAATTACTCATGACGGGTATATGGGATTAGAAGACTTCAGAGGGGATTTGATTAGGGCATTTCAAAAAGAAGGTTTTATTTATCACTCTGAGGTTTGCATTTGGAAGGATCCACTTGTTCAGGCAACAAGGACAAAAAATCTAACACTAGCTCATAAACAGATTAGCAAAGACAGCAGTCGTTGTGCCATGGGGTTGCCCGATTATTTAGTAACTATGAGGAAGCCTGGTGATAATCCAGATCCTATTGCGCATGGTCGAGGTTTTGAATATTACATTGGAGAAGATAAAGAGCCACAAGAGCAAAAGAACGATGATCCAAGAATAAACAAATTCAGTCATAAGATTTGGCAGAAATACGCCTCCCCTGTCTGGATGGATATTCGCCAGACACATACTCTTAACTACACATTAGCAAGAGAAAAGGAAGATGAAAGGCATATCTGCCCACTACAGCTAGATGTGATAGAAAGAGCAATGATTCTGTGGTCAAAAGAAGGAGATACAGTTTTGACGCCATTTGCCGGTATTGGCTCGGAGATGTATGTCAGTATTGAAATGAGAAGATTACCAGTAGGAATAGAGTTAAAACCGTCTTACTATGATACTGCCTTGAAAAACTGTAAAAAGGCTAGACCAAAAAGAAATGGGTTAAACATATGAAAGAGATAATTAAAAAACTCAAAAAATTTAGAGACGAAAGGGATTGGGAAAAATTTCATTCCGGGTTTGCCCTAAGTCATAAACTACAAATTGAGGCTGCTGAAGTAGCTGAGCAATTTGAGTGGAATCAAGAACCTGATCCGTTGCTACTCGAAGAAGAATTGGCTGATGTGTTAATTGTCACCCTGTATCTTTGCGATAAGTACAAAATTGATCCAATAAAGGCTATTGAATCGAAAATAAAAAAGAATGCTGATAAGTATCCTATTGGTTGTAAAAACGTGAACTGGAGAGCAAAATGAAAGTAAAAATTGAAGATTTGAAGAATGTTTTGAAAATACTCAAACCCGGCCTATCAAACGGAAAAGAAACTACAGACCAATCCAACATGTTTGCCTTTCAGGATGGCATGGCTTTCACCTACAATGATGACATCTCTGTTCGTACTCCTTTCCCGCTCAAGAAAGTTAAAGGGGCAGTAAGTGCCAAAGAACTACAAGCCCTGATCGGCAAATTAAAAGGTGATGAGTGTGATGTGGAATTTACTGACAACGAGCTGTTAATCAAAAACGGTAAGATCAAAGCCGGTATCCGTCTGGAAGCAGAAATCCATATGCCGATTGAGGAAATCAAAATCCCTAAGCTGTTTATCGAACTGCCTGAAAAGTTTGATAAGATCCTTCGCTCGGTTGTCTTCTCTACCTCCAAGGATATGAGCCGGGAAATATTAACTGTTATCAACTG